ATTAAGTTTAAGCTTAAATGTACCAGTAGTGACGTCCGTAGGAGAAGTTAGCGACTTAGCATTAACCTCACCCATAGCACCATTAGTAGCATCAGAAGCGGTCCAGAATAGTTCTTTGACCGGGTGATTTAATGTAAGTGTAACCGATCTAGCGTTGTCCTCGATAGACTGTTCCTGGACCTGTTCGATAAGGTATTCGTGCGAAACCTGTGCGAAACGGCGGCGTTCATCAGTATCAAGATAGATATAGTCAACGTAAAGTCTGTTGAAAGTATTGTTATCCCAAACAGTAGCAACTTGATGCTGTAAATTTACTTTAACCTCGTGATACTGAAGAGCAATTAGAGGTAAGGCAAGACCAGCATTTCTGCAAAACCAGAACTGAAGAGGAACATAAAAATGATCAATGTTGCCATTTTCACCAGCAACACCTCCCATACCAGACATATTCTGGAAAACAGTGCCAGTAGGAACTTCGTCGGCACCTGTACCTTTACCACCGATAATACCACCCGGGTTTTTCTGCGTTAATTCAGCATAAGCTTCCATAAAAACACCACTCTGTCTATCAATTTTCTGACCACCTATCTCAAGTTCAACATGATCAATCCATGCCGCACCAGGGTTTCTGACCACCCCGTTACGTTCGCCACCAACCTCGATAAACATCTTGTGAATAAGGTCACCATTGCGAGAAATGGTTGCCGTGCAGCGACCATCAGTAGTAGAAGAACCATTCCACGTCTGCTCTATAGCCTCCATAGAGAAGTTAGTGTGTCTGCGGTAGACCACTTTAAAGAAAGTAATTTGCGGATTACCAGTAAGGTAAACGTCCTGTGCGCCGTAAGCTACGAGTTGCATTAATCCTCCACCCATTTTGTATACTATATACCAAGAAAAAAATTCTATAGATTTAATTTAATTAATTTTAAATTTATAATTATAAATTTATTGTATAATAGGACGATATGCTTATATTTATAATTAATAAAATTGAATATATAAAGGTTTGTTATGTATAATTACCATACCATACCAATCATGAACCTCTGTATCTACGCAAGCGAACTCGCGGTTATCACCGGACACAACCAATATAAAGATATTAGTGAGATTATTGTTAAAATCTGGCAGAAAAACTTTCCAGATGACTATGAAGCTATTATAGCAGAAGCAGGGGTTGTTGTAGAATCTACAGATGAATTTATTAATCGTATTTCTAAGGAGAATAATATTAACATCAAGGAAAAAATGAAAGCATGTCTAGGATCTAATGATGTAGTTGATATGAATAAAGCTAAACAGGAAATTCTAAAGAAGTTTGATACAATTCCAGAAAAGGATAAGAAACTAGTCCAGAGCTGCATTACAGAAAAAACAAACACTAATTTTGGAACAAAACACGAAAATTCTGGAGTTGCTAAGTATACAGAAATTTATGGAGATAAAGTAAATACAGTAGATACCTTTTTCAAAAGGCATATGTTTAAAACCGAACACAACTGGTTTGTTGGTGGTAAAATTGATGGGATTAATGATGATAATGTACTGATTGAGGTCAAAAATCGTATGAACCGATTGTTTTACAAACTTAGGGATTATGAAAAGGTTCAGATTTATGCCTATATGTATATCCTAGAATTGGAAAATGCCAAACTGGTCGAATGCTTCAAAAAAAGCAAGGAATGTACGATTAATGTAATTGATGTAGAATTCGAACAAGATTTTTGGGAGAATGAAATCTCGATGAAAGTCGAAAAATTTATTAAACAATTTGAATCATTCCTAAAAAGTAAATCACGAAAGTTGGAACTAGTTAACATATTGTTTAGCTCCTAATCCACTGGTTATTTTAAGTATATTATAATGTACCGCATATATATTGAAATTGTAGCTATAATAAAATGAATTATCTGCTTTTTTTGGTATTTCCTTCACATTTTGCCTCAATCCTAAATCTATATTCATTTTGAAATTATCTATTCTTGAAAAATTACAGGCTCCTGATGGCTGGAAATCTGTTGGATTTAGAGAAAAAGAATAGACATGAATACCATTTTTTATTTTACGTTTATGGTGTTGATATGGTTGTTGTAAATTAAAATAATCTGCATCCTTTTTGTCTAATCTTACCTGACCATTAAATATTAATTGTAAATTTTCAATAATATTTTTATTAAAAAATTCCTTTTTATATTCATCAGCTGCTCGTGCTGGATTATACCTATTATAATGATAAAAATTTCCAAGACTTTGACTATAATATGCGTTTTCTATATTATGATATCTATAACTTGTTGGAGATACATCTTCTATAGTCCAATTAGAATAATTATTCCAGTTATTCACATATTCCATATCTGAACGTTGTGATACTACGATTAGTTCTTTTACCGGATGGTGTAATATAATATTATGATCCTTAGTTGAAGTAACTCCCTTAATAGTAGGTGGCTTAAAAACATCTTCTATAAGATATTCGTGACTATTTATAGCAAATCTATTCCGTTCGTCTTTATCTAAATATACATATTCTGCCTCTAAAGCAGGTTTAATATCAAATGTTGTATTTTCTATAAATCTATTAATAGTTACTCCAGAACCATCCTGACTAACTGATTTTAACCTTGCTATCTGTTTATCATTATCTGCACCAACACTATCGATATAATCTAAATAGGTATATAAGTCTCTTAATGGATTAAGTTTAACTTCTACTCTTACTTCTGTATATTGTAGCGCTATTAATGGTAAAGCTAATCCAGATGATTTTGAAAAAAAGAAATTCAAAGGAACTTTAATTTTTCTTTTTTTAATAGAAGGTATTATATCACTCGTATTCTTAATTCTGGTTGTATGTCTATATATTACTTCCGAATTTAATGGTGAATTGATATTATGTTGAACTGATACGAGGTCAATATCTGCTGAACCTCTAACATGTGGATAATGTGAATAATGTAATTTTACCTTTGCACCATATGATGATTCCTCTAAATAATTATTGGTTGTTGTATTCTTCAGTGGATGTAAATTATTTGTTATAGTATATGTTTTCCCATCCTTAAAATGTATACTATCTCCATTCATAGTACCAGAATGAAGATTATCATTATTATCATATTGACCATAGAAATGATAATTATTCTGGTTATTTTGAGAATTTATAGCCCAGTTATATAACGAAACTACTGTTGCCCTTACTTTTTCATCAAATGCTTCTCGTGTTTGTGTCCCATCTATCACTGAACTTGTTGGGATATCTGCTGTAAGAACACTACTGGGATTAATTGAATTTTTTACATTGTAAATGTAGACGTTATCAGTATCTTCTTGTTTTGTCATATTACCCACTGGGTCAATCTCTAATGCGATCGAACCCTTTGTTCCACCATTAGTTATAATTGGATAATATTCACCTTTGCTTTTATTATTAATTTCATTGTGAAGTCCTGGGTTATATAGCTCAGGCACATTTCCAGTCATTTCATCATAAATTTTCTTTTTAGAATCATCATAGATTAATTCAGACATTACCTGGAGATATTCACCCGTATAAGAATTAATCACCGAATCATTTAAAAACAATTTTGTATTATTAATAATATTGGTACCTATATTTTCAACCCATCTAAATTCATAAGGAACACTACTAGCTGTGTTAATTTTTTCATTTCTAGCACCTGAAAATATTTCTGGTAATTCAAATGTAAAATATAAATTAGATAGAAGATCACCATCCCTTTTTATATCACATTCAAGGGTAACATGCTCTGTATTACTTATTTTATTTCCTATTAATTTAATTTTTTTAGAATCAACTGAAAAATTAGAGTATCTTCTATATACTATTTTATAAAAGGATATTTGAGGATTACCTATAAGATTAAAATCTTGTGCTCCTGTTGCTAAAAGTTGTATATAACCCATATTAATATTAAAAGATTATATATAATTATTTTTAAATTTGAATAAATAACAATATTTATAATTAATCAACATGTTCGTTTTTAATAATCAGCAAGAACTCGCATCAAAAAATATTATCCGATTTCTAGATTCTACAGATAAGTTCTTCTTGTTAGAAGGTGACCCTGGTACAGGGAAAACAACGATTATATCTAAAATTTTCGAAAATGATATTTATAAAAAAAAGAAAATCGCATTCTGTGCAACTACTAATAAAGCTGTAACTGTTTTAGAACAATATAGTTCACTAAAGGGGAAAAATATTGCTTATACTACAATTCAAAAACTTCTAAATATAAAACGTAATATTGATGAAACTGGTAGGGAACTATATACTTATAATAATGATAACCAATGTAATAAGTTTAACCTTAAAGATTTTCACGTTGTTCTTATTGATGAAAGTTCTATGATTTGTGAAGATATGTTAGAAGGTATTATACAAAAATCTAGATATTCTAAAACAAAAATTATATTTATTGGAGATAGAAACCAACTACCACCAGTCAATGAAAAAATAAGTAATGTTTTTACAATTGATTTCGGTAAAAATAAAGTTAAATTAGATATTATTGAAAGGTTTAAAAATGATATTTTGAAGTATACAAATTCTATTAAAAATAACAAAAGACCTCCAAAAGAACTTTGCAAAGATAATATCAGATTTATTAAAGAATATAAAAACTGGATTTCAAATTATATGAAAAATATTAACGAATCTATTATTCTTACCTATACTAATAAGAAAAAACGGTTTATTAATAATTCGGTTCGTTCTTTGCTTTTCCCTGATACCATAGAAAAATATAATGTCAATGAAAAAATCATTTTTAATAACTACTATTGTTCCATTGAAAATAAATTCTATTCATCTCAACACGCTACAATCACTGAAATTAAAGAACACGACTTTAGATTTAACCCTCTACCACTTAACAAATTACTGAACCTAAAAGCTTCATTCGGCTTTAATTTTAAAACCGTTAAAGAAAAGAACAAAACCTGCCCGATCTGTCTAGAAGATAATATTAATGAACAAACACAACTAAAATGTAATCATTTGTATTGTGACACTTGTATTAAAGAATGGCTAAAAGAAAATAAATGCTGCCCGTTGTGTAGATTTGTTGTTTATGAAAATACCTTTATGGTGAAAGATAATACAAAAATTACAGAATTGATAAATGAAATTATTGGATTTGTTTCTGATATTACATTTAAAACCTGGAAAATCGGAATTATTGCTAAGAAAAAAAATGAAGATAACCAAATGGTAAACTTCCATGACTACATATATGTTATGTCTGATGAAAGTAAAGAAGATTACGAATTGTTATGTAGTTCTATTAAACAGAAATTTTCAGAAATAAAAAAACTTATTTCTCATAAAAATAAATATAACAATATTATCCTTAAAAGATTATGGGAATTCTTCTATAGCAACTATATTGATGTTCTGGCTGATATTGATTATGGTTATTGTATTACAGTTCATAAATCTCAAGGTTCTACATATAAAAAGGTTTATGTAAATATTATGGATATTATAAAAAACAATACTACTGATACCAAATCTTGTGTATATACTGCTGTTACTAGAGCATCTGATAGTTTAATTGTTCTTAAAACATAATTTAAAAATTATATAGAGTAATATATTATATATCTGTATAATGGGGAATTGTTTAAAGAAACTTATTCCAGAAGAATATTCTTTAATTGAAAATTCCGATGAAATTATGCATAAAATAGAAACAAATGCAGAAGATATTGAAAAACTTAGAAATGAATCCCAACAAATTAATAAAACAAATATAGAAAATTTTGAACTTATCCAACAAGATATGGACAAACTCATGTTATTGAATAAAAATTTAAAACAAGAACTTAACTACTTTAGCCACCAGTCACCATCTAAATATGGTGGTTCTACACCAGAAGATTCAGACATTTTTGTAGATGGTCCATCTGAAACCATGTTTTCTACTTCTGAATAACTTAATGCTCTCCTTGTATATTTTAAATTAGATAGATAACCATCAAATCCACCAAAAAGATTTATCCATACATTACCAAAATTCTGCCTGGGTATAGACTCTAATCTTTTACTTTTTTTTATATTACCATTCACATAGATTGTTACTATTTTCTGTTTTACTACAAGAGATATATGTACCCATTTATTTACAGGCATATTATCTATATCAATAATATTATCCTTAGAGTCTATTGTATTCATATTAATTCTTATCGTATTTTTATCTGGATGAATCCATACCGCTGGGGTGTAAGATACCTCGGCTTTACTATCTCCTTTATGGAACACATGTTTCATATTTTTATCCTTAAATGTAAAGTCATTTACTAATATCCAAAAACTATAGGAAAATTCAATTCCACCATCTTCATTTTCGGATCTATAAAGTATTATATTCTCATCATTATCTGGATTCTGTTCAATTACTAAACTCTTTTTCGCATTTTTCATATCTTTAATAAGATATGGTGAATCCTTCCTAAAAGATTTTAGATATTCAATATATTTTTTAGTAAATACTGCGAAGAAAAATGTTGCAATTCCGATTATCACAAGTGATACTATCTGTCCTATGGTTGAACTATCTGAAAATACCATAGGTATTACAAATAATGATACCATTAATGTCAAAAGACTATATATCAGATATATAATCGAATTTTTAAAATGTTTATTCAATGTGTTATAAAACAAAGACAAAATCACTAAAGATAGTAAAAACATTATTCCAATAGCTAATCTAATAATCTTATTCACTGTCTTACTTTTTGATACCCCATGAAGTTTTTTAGCACCACTTTTAAGCTTTAAAAACACATCTGATGATAAATTCTTCATTTTACTAAATGTTTTTTTTACACGTGTATTATTAGAATTATTATAACGTGGTGGTGGTGAGTCTGGTACAACATATTTCTTATTAGAAGACACACTACTTATTGGTGTTTCTACTTTCTGTTGCTGTTGCTGTGCTACTCTCTGCTGTGGTGTTACAACCTTCTTAGGAAAAGCAGCTCTTTGTGGTGATACTTTATTAAGTAGTGCTCTTTGTGGTGATACTTTATTAAGTAGTGCTCTTTGTGGTGGTGATACGGAAGTTTTGTTATTTATTTTTTTTGTAATATTAGCGACATTATTAGTCGATAAAGAACCAGAATTATTTACATTAAGATTATTAATTTTTTTTTTAATATTATTAATGTTATTCATTATAATAAATTAAGAAATTTAATTAGAGATGTTCTGGACCGTTTTTATATACGTTATAGATTTTTTTGTAAGAAAATCCTTTATTAGTATAAGTAAGATTAGAAATACGACCATTAAAACCACCATTTGGAGTAATAACAAGACCACCTTCATTAATTTTTGGAAATCCTTTTAGTATAAAACTACTTACCAGTTTTCCATCTAAATATACATCTATACTGTTATCAACAAATGTAAGATTTATATTTACCCATCTTTGTAGTTTAATATTGTTTATAGTAAATTCTTCATGTTCATCCAGATCTATAGCCATATCATTATCATCATTATCATCATTACTATTATTAAAATAACTTGTCGATACTTTAATTTTTAGGTTATTGCTATTTTTAGCTAATATTATAACTGGATTGAATTCATTATTTTCTCCCTTTTGAACTATAACTTTATCTTGTTTCATACGGTAATTATAATCATTTACAAATATCCAGAAATTAATATTATATTCTAGTCCTTGGGTTGAAGATGGTATAGATTGTTTTGCAACACGTAGTTCCTTTTTAGCGTTATGGATATATGGGATAAGATTCTGAACAGAAACGTTTTTCTTTGGTTTAACTAAATATTTTTGTGTTAAAAAATAGATAAAAATAGAAATAATGATACAAATTACTGTAAATATCATTAAATTTTTTTTAATAAAAGTTTTTTTTACATACATTACTATATTTTAATAAAATAAATTATATTAGTTGGTTTTTATCTTTTTTATAAAGTTTCATAACATCTTTGTATGATATAGCTGTATTATAGTATATCGCATTAGATATATACCCATTAAAATCATTCTTTTTATCTCCTATAAATAAATTTTTATTGTAGATAAATGGAACAGAAGGTATTAGGACGTGTTTTGTAAGTTTACCATCTATATATATATTAGTATGTCTTCCATCTAATGTAACAACTAAATGATTCCACTTCTGAAGTTTTATATTCTCTATATTAATATCATGTTTTGTTACTTCATCATTCTTATCTCTATATGAAATTTCAACCACAAGTGTATTGCTAAATGGTATATATTTAATATTAGGAGATCCATATTTTTTGATAATATTTTTTTTGTATTTGTAGCTGGTATTCCATAGAGCATTTTCAGGAATATTATTAATATATAGCCATAATGAATATGTAAATTTTATTCCAATATTTGAAGGGGGTAATTTTATATTTGAAATAAACTTGGTTTCCTTTATATCTAATCTATTTTCAAGGAATTCATTTTTTGTTATACGGTTACTCTGATTTGTCGGAGGTTTTTTGTTGAATAGTTGTGTTATGAGTGTTTTATCTGGTATTCTTGGTAGATATAAAAAATTATAAATAGTTCCATTGTATGAATATGGAAAATTAAAGTACATAGGTTTGGTGTTTATAGATATTTTATTACCAAATACCTTTGTAGTTACTAATTTAGTATTCATATAAACATTTAGTGTTTTGTTAGAAATAGTAATACTAATATGCATAGATTCATTCTGTGGAATATCCTCAATATCAGTATATTCTATAATATTATCTTCAGTTTTTGCGCATATTCTTAAATTATTCGAATAAGGGTGCATCCAAACACCTATACTTTGTTCTGGTATTTCAGATTCGATATTATTCCAATAAGAATAATCGAGTTGTTTGTTTTCTATATTAGTTCCTTTATGGAAAATATGTTTCCATTTTGAAAAATTATAATAAAATTCTTTCAAATAAATCCAGAAGGAATAGGAAATATTATTATCAATTGTTGGAGGTCTAATATCATCTGAAATAACATTATAAGAAGTATGTTCTACCTTGTCTAAAGATACTCCATCCTTAATATAATTTGATTTGGTTCGTCTAAAATAAAAAAAGATGGAAATAATAATTACAATAATAATTACTATCTTAATCATATATAATAATAGTGTAAATTTATTTAACAAAAAACATAAAAATTAATAGAATAACTATAATTAATACTAATAAAATAGACAAATTCTTATAATTTAGTTTGTTATATAAATCATTTTTGAATATGCTTGTGTATTTTTCAATTAGTTCTTCATAACTCCATTCTCTTTTATTATTTTTTTTATTAACATTATTATGACACTTTAGAACCCATCTTATTATACTGTCTTTGCTATCAAGACTATATTCTACTGGATTCTCATTTAGAAATTCTTCATAATGAGCTTTACACGTATTACATGGAATAATGTGTTTTAAATTGTTAAAAAAAATAGCGTATTCATGTTTAGAATTCGGTGTAGGTTCGTATTCAAATGATATAGTATGAAGGAAGTACCATAGCTTAGGTCCCCACAATTCAGGATCCATATATAATAATAACATATTAATTATAAAAATTATAACTTATATTTAAAAGTATAAGCATAATAAATATAAATGAAAAAAAATGAAATTATTTATTGCTGTAATTGTGGAAAAAAGGGACACAATTACAAAACGTGCCTTTCCCCTATTATTAGTTATGGTGTTATTTTATATAATAAATGTGCAAATGGTCAACTAAAGTATCTGATGATACAAAGGAAAGACACAATTGGATTTATTGAATTTATGAGAGGAAAATACAACATCGAACACTATGACTATATCTGTAATATTTTCAAGATTATGACCAAACAAGAAAGAACTTTGATAGTTAATCATGATTTTGATTATTTATGGGATATGTTATGGTTTAAAAACAGAACTAAACAAACCAAAAATAATATTAGTGAATATAACAATTCTAAGGATAAGTTTAATCATCTAAAAAGAGGACTTTTTGTTGATGAAAAATATGTTACTTTAGACCTAATTAATAAAGAAACACCATTTGTTTATAGTTCACCAGAATGGGGCTTTCCAAAAGGTAGGAGAAATTTGTATGAGACAGATCTTAGGTGTGCTTTAAGAGAATTTGAAGAAGAAACAAATATTTCACCAGAATGTTATAAAATTGTGGACTATAACAAAACATTTGTCGAAACCTTTCATGGAACAAATCATATTAAATACAAACATATCTACTATCTTGCAGAACTAACAGAGGATATTAATATTTCTATTGATAAAAACAATATTAATCAAATATCAGAAATTAGTAATATAAAATGGTATAGTTTTGGTGATGGTTCAAGAATTATTAGACCATATAATACAGAAAAAAAAAAGGTGTTTCGGTATATTAATAATTATATTCGTATCAAGGTAGAAAATAAATAATATGTAATATTAAATGTCTAATAATACTTTTAGTTTTTACCCAAGTCTTGATGATAAAGATTTTAATAAAAAAATCTTGAATAAAAAGGAATTCTATTTAAACCGAACTAAAAAGATAAAAAATTTAGATAATTTAGATGGTATCACAGAAAAATTATGTAAGTTTAATCTTTCGAATAACCAGAAGTTTTTAAAAACATTTATGTCTCCAAACACACCGTACAATAGTATATTATTGTTCCACGGAACAGGTGTAGGTAAAACATGTTCAAGTATTTCTATAGCTGAAAATTTCAAGAACTATCTTGTTTCTAATAACAAAAAAATCAATGTTATGCTTAATCCATCTATTAAAGAAAACTTTAAAAATAATATTTTTAATATAGAAAAATTTAAAAATGGAAAAGGTAAAGATCAATGCACTAAATCTAAGTTATCGGACGAATCTAAAATATCTCCAGATGATAGTAGAGAAGTTATTACAAAAAAAATTAATAAAATAATAAATAATAGATATAAATTTTTTGGTTACATCGAATTTTCTAATACTATTCGGAATCTTAAAAAGTTTAACAATGAAATCTATATAAAAAAGGTAAAGGAAATGTTCTCGAATACTGTTATGATTATTGATGAAGTCCATAATATTAAAGAAGGTGGTAGTAAAGATGGTAAAAAACTACCAGCATATCTACTCGAAATTTTAGGTATAGCAGATAATATGAAACTTATTTTGCTATCTGCAACACCTATGTTCGATAAAGCTGATGAAATTATTTTTATACTAAATTTACTTCTAACAAACGACAAAAGAGAAACAATTCCAAAAACAAACATGTTCGATAAAAATGGTAGAATTACTCCTTATGGAAAGGATGTTCTTTTAGACAAATCCAGAGGTTACATTTCTTATCTTAGAGGTGAACATCCACTAAAATTCCCTAAAAGATTATATCCAGATATTTATGGTGATAAACAACTAATTAAACAATCGGATTTCCCTAAAAAAGATATTAGTGGTAATGAAATACCGGAAGATAAACGTATACAAAATTTAAAAATAATTGGATGTGAAATGAAAGATTATCAGCTTGAACAATATGAATCTATGGATCTTAAAACCAGTGATGATGACTATGGTTCATTTAATATTAATGGACTAATGGCCTCTAATATTGTTTTCCCTAATATAAAAAATTCAGAAAGCATAAAGGATTTAATTGGTGATAGTGGATTAAATAAGCTTGTTAAAAAAAAGAAAAATAAATATAGTTTTTTAAAAGAAGAATATAAAGAGTTTTTTGATAAAAACAAAATTGGCGAATACTCTACCAAAATTTCTAACATATTAAATAATATTGATGAAAGTGAAGGTGTTGTATTTATCTATTCAAGATTTTTAGGTTCTGGAATTATACCACTAGCACTAACACTAGAATTGAATGGATATAGTAATTATGATGGTTCTTTATTAGAAAATGGAAAGAAACAAGATAAACAATATATACTCATCACTGGTGATAATGAATTATCTAAAAATAGCTATCTTAATTACTTAAAAATAGAAAATGAAAATAAAGATGGTAAAAAGGTTAAGGTAATTATAGGTAGTGAAACAGCAGCAGAAGGTTTAGATTTTAAGTTTATTAGAGAAGTACATATTTTAGATCCATGGTTTCATATGAATAAATTAGAACAGGTTATAGGTAGAGCTATTCGTAACTGTTCGCATATTAAACTACCTTTTAAACATAGAAATGTATTGGTTTATCAGTATGCCTCGATTGCACCAAAAAAATATGAAACAATAGATTTAAAAATGTATCGTATTTCAGAACAAAAACAAAAAAATATAGCTGAAGTTGAATATCTAATAAAAACGAATGCTATAGATTGTGGCCTTAACAAAGAACTGAATAGATTCACTGATGCTATTTATAAAAAGGAATTCAAAATAGAAACTTCACGAAAGACCAGACACAAAGTTGGATTACATGATTTAGATAATAGTAAGATTTGTAATTTTAGGAACTGTGATTTTAAATGCCTTCCTGATAGTGATAGTTCTGCAACAAACTCCAACACAATAGATTATAGATTTATAGAAGATAATATTGATGAAATTAAAAACTTTATTAAAACATTCTTTACTAAACAATTCTATTATACTCTAAATGATATCAAGAAATTTTATAAAGAAGAGTTTGATGAAGATTACAATCTACTTTACTATAGTTTAAATGAACTTGTAGATAATAGTGAAATTCTTAAAGATCCATATAATAGAGAAAGTGTGTTATCTAGAGTTGGTAATAAATATATTGTAAAACCTAATATTGTTAAAGGTCAGTCTACATCTATTAATAATTTACGATTCCCATACACTAAAAAAAGACGTTATATAGATACAACTAATGAAAAGATTAAAATAACTAGAAAAAATAAACTAAAAACCAATTTAGATACTAAAAAATTCCAAATAAATTTAAATAAAATTTATAATTCTAAATTAAAAATTCTAACTGATAGATTAAAACAAAATATTGATAAGGGTAATGAACTTAGGAATCATATAGATACGCTTGAGGAAAATAGTATACTTAATATACCATATTCCTATCTCGACCCAATAAATAAAGAAATACTAATAGAAATAATTATAAGAAAACATTATAATAATAGTTTATCAGTTATAGAAAAACAGATTTTCGGTTTATTAGATTCCCATATGTTATATAATGATAGGGACCTTGGGATTAAAGCAAATGGTGGAGATATATTTGGCTATAAAATAGCAACATCTGAAACAAATGTAAAATATATGATGTATAAGGATGACAAATTTAGTTTAGTAGATAAGACAAATAAATTAAAAATTATAACACAAATAAAGAATAAAATAAAAACAGAAAACCCACAGAATAAATTAATTATTTACATGTTTAATAAAAATAATAAGATGAATATAAAAATTAAAGAAAAAAGTACAGAAACTAAATTAACAAAGATTAAAACAGGAAGTATATGTGGTAATGAAGGTATGAAGAAGGATACTATTGTAGAATATATTAATAAGATTAGAAGTGGTACATATACGGAGGGTTCTTTACCAAGTAAAGATTTATTATGTTTAGAATTAGACATATATATGAGACTAAATGAATTAGATAGTAAAACCAATAATGCAAGATGGTTTTATACAGCCGAGGAAGCAATTGAGAGAGAAATTAATTTAAAAAAAATTTAAAATTGATTTATATATAATTACTATTATATATATATAATGACTCTCTACTTCGAAAACGAACAAACTTATACAACCGCAATTAATTCGAATCAGCTTTCAAATGATATTAATACTGTGCTAAAAGAAAAGATTCAATCTGAAATTGAAGGTAAATGTGTAAACAATGGATATATTAAACGTGATAGTGTTAGATTGCTCAAACGTAGTATGGGTAAACTAATGATGTCCCAATTTAATGGTAATATTATTTATAATATCACCTATTCTGCCCAAGTCTGTAATCCACAAGAAGGTGATATTATTAAATGTAAAGTAAAGAGTATTAATAAAATGGGTATTATGGCTTACATCGATGATGAAGATTCGCCTATGAGTATTCTTCTTGCTAAACAACATCACCAAGAGAATGAGAATTTTACTAAACTACAAGAAGAAGAAGAAATGTCTGTTAAAATTATAGCTAAACGATTTGAATTTGGTGATAATAAGATTTCAGTTATAGGTGCCCTAGAAGATGATACTAAAGAACCAATTCAGCTTGAAGCCGATCTTATCGGAGAACAGACTGATGATGCCGAGAATCTAGGAGTAGATAATCTTGTGTATACGACTAAAACTAAGACTTATAAATGGTTGTCTAATTATAACATTACTGAACCCTTTAGTTATAATGGTCGTAAATTCGTTTCACTTGAACATGCTCTAAATGCAACAAAAAATAAGGATGATGATTTTAAAGACCTATTTACACATGATTCTGAAACATATGTAGGAGATCTTCCGAATCTTGCAAAGAAAACAGGTAATAAAACTAATATGAAAAAAATGAAAAAGACAATTGACGCAGATTGGGAAGATAATAAACTTGAAATACTCGAAGAAATTATGAGAGACTATTTCACACAAAACACAGAACTAAAGGAAAAACTACTCAAGACTGGTAATAATAATCTAATCTTTAGGGATACTGATAAATATTGGGGTATGGACAAAGATGATAATGGCGAAAATAATCACGGGAAACTTCTAATGAAACTTAGAAGCGAATTTAAAGCGTAAGTTATGTTATAATATTTATAGTAGATGTAATACAATTATATAACAAATTTTTTAATAATGGTGTAGGTGCTTGTGTTTTTGTTTTAACAACTCCCAAAAATGCCAATATCATAATAAGTTGTTTTCTTGTTATAATTTTAATAAATTTATTAGACAGTTTAATATCATTTGTTCTAATAATTTCTCGAAATAATTTTAATAAATTTACTTTATTTACCGAACTAATCTGTTGTTCATTATTTATTTTATAAAAAATTTTATCTATCATATTTTTACCAAGTGATTTAGATTTAACTTTGGATTTAATATTTTTTTTTGTCCTTTTTTTAATTGGGTTAACCGGTTTAAACTGTTCTTTAAATTTAGTTTCTGTATTTTTTCTAGACTTCTTTTCTATATATTTTTTTAATTTATCTGGATTTTCTATAAGGTTTTTATAGACCGAGTATTTATTATTAGTAGGAGACTGTTTCATTTTAATAGCTTCGTCCAGTTTTACTATTCTTACTTTAGTCATAAGTATATATATAGAATTAAATTATAATTTTTTAACAATATATTATACTATATTAGTAATGACAACAACAACCGTTCAGCCAATGGAAAAAGACAATAATTATTATAGTTTTCGTGATAAAAAGAAAACTGATGAAGTAGTACCTATTTTATATCTTGATAATGGTCTTACTATTTATACAGATGAAAAATCCCATTCACTATATAATAATAGAGATAATACGGATAATATTAGTCCGGAAAAAATGAAGAGAATGGTTAAAAAATATGGTATAAATAATCTTCCAAAAACAAATTCAGAATTAGAAGTTAATAAACTTAATGCACTTATTGTTGATTTTAAAAAAAATAAAAAGGGAACCAATGTTATTTTAACAACAAACCCAAATTATAAATTACCATCACTAAATAAACATAAGGATACATTAAATAATGAAGAAGTGAATGAATTAATTGACATAGGTAATTCTTATACATATTGTCCTGATATTGAAACACCTAAATGTCTACTTGGATTTTCTTTAAAAACGGATAAACTAGAATGTTCCTATGCGGTTTGTAACGAAAAAAGAATAGGTACTCTATTAATCGATGTATTATTAGTAGTAATCGTTTTAGCTATAATGTATATCAGTTACAAAGGACTATATAGACATTTTAAAAAATAATATAATACTATAATAAATGACTGATTATACTTGTGTTAAGCGGTTATCTAAATGTAAAATGTTTGATGTTAATAACCTTTCAAAAGACACCT